CTGCTCGCCGAGCACTTCCGAGACCTGGGCGAGATACGGATCCTCGTGGGTGTCCTCGATGACGTCGCTGTGCTCGACGAAGTCGCCGTACTGCTCAAGCGTGGCAGTCACGTCGGTCACGGTGACCTTCTTGCCGGTCGGAGTCACGCCTTCGACGAGCGGGACCGTCGCCAGCGCGAGCGCGTTGTATCGGCGGAACTTTGCTTGCTTCGTCGCCTTCGTCGGCATGACGTACGCCTGACCGAATTTCTCGAGAATCAGCAGCGGCAGGCCGCGGATCAGCATCTTCGTGACCGCGTGCGCAGCGGTGCGCGGGGACAGGTCGCCGTAAACTTGAGTAGCCATGAGGTTTCTCCCTTGTTGCCGTGATTACTTCGTGACCGAAGCAGTTTGTGTCGCTTCCACGTTCGCTGTCGGAATGACCAACGCCCTGAGTGTTCCGGAAGCGATGTTCGGCGCTGCCCCGCCTTCGTTCTGGAACCGTACCTTCACCGTGTTGGCAGCGGACACGTACGCCGTCACCGTGTAATCCTGAAGATCCAGGCTGAACGACGGAATCACGAAGTCGCCCAATTTCGCCCCGCCGACAGTCACCGTCGCGGTCTCGCCCGCGCCGTCAGAGTTTGCGGCAGGGTCGAAGGTCGCTTGTCCAGTCAGACACGCGCCGCCAAACACCTGATGCGCGTAGGCCCGCGGGATCACCACGACGCGAGTTGTGGTCGACGCGAGGTCGAGTGTGCCGCCGGACTCGTTCTGGAATCGAACCTCGACGGTATCCGCAGCCTGGACGTAGGCAGTCGCCGAAATCCCCGCGAGATCGACACCATGCGAGAAGAGAACGAAGTCTCCCAGCGCCGCGCCCGTGACCGTGATGCCGCTCGAAGTCGCGCCGGCAGCATCCACCAGCGATGCCACGTCGACCGTCGCCGAGCCGAACAGCACGTTCGGGCCGAACACTTGCTTGATGTTCCGACGCGGAATGACGGCGACTCGAAGCGTGCGAGCGGCGCCGAGGTCGACAGGGTTCGTGCCCGATTCGTTCTGGAAGCGAACCGACACTGTATCCGGCGCAGACACGTAGCCGGTGAGCGTCACGCCGACGATGTCGACTTCGTGGGAGACGATGACGAAATCTCCCAGTTCTGCGCCCGGGACGGTAACGGTCGTCGTCAAACCAGCGGCATCGGCAGTCGAAGCGAAGTCATGCGACTTCGAGCCGTACAGCACGCCGGACCGAGCCGCCCACACGTCGTCCACCACGCGGCGGAACGTGTCCTTCAACTCTTCGTGGAACAAACCTTGCGAAATCTTGCTCGTCATGAGCGCCTCCTTAGTAATCCCCTCGGCGGTACGCCTCGAGCGCCTCTTGGTAGCCCGCGTCGAAATCGTCCTTGTCGACGCCCCCCTTACCCGACGGCTTGGGTGCTACTCGACGCGTCTCGACGTGCTCCAGCGCTGCTGCGTCACGTTCGGTGACCGGGTCCGCGGGAACACGCGCACTCGATCTTTCTGGGGTAGGCGGCGACTCCTGCGGCGCTGCGTAGCCAGTTTCCTTCTTGAAGCGCGTGAACAGATCGATCACGTCCTGCGTAGCCCCTTCGTCGAACACCTTCTGGAAGGGTTCCCGCAGGTAGCCGGGCTGCTTTTTGATCCACTCTTCGACCTTTGGCGCGACGTCGTCGAAGTCTTTGTGGGCCTCCACAAGAGCAGCCCGGTGCTCCTGATATGCGGAATATACATGCCGCTCTACCAAAGGAGCAATACCCTGCCTCAGCTCGCCGACCGTCATCGACATCCGTTCGGCGATATCGGCTTCGACTTCAGCGCGCACTTTCTTGTCGCGGAGAAGCAGCATCGCCGCGATGTCCGGCCACTCGGACTCGAGCTCCTTGAGCTTTGCCTCCTCCTCCTCGCTCAGAACCGGCTTGGGCTCCGGCTTGGGCTCCGGCTTGGGCTCCGGCTTGGGCTCCGGCTTGGGCTCCGGCTTGGGCTCCGGCTTGGGCTCCGGCTTGGGCTCCTCCTTCTGTTCCGGCTCCTCCTTCTGTTCCGGCTCCTCCTTCTGTTCCGGCTCCTCCTTCTGTTCCGGCTCCTCCTTCTGTTCCGGCTCCTCCTTCTGTTCCGGCTCCGGTTTAGGTTCGTTGTCCGGCCCGAGAGATGCGACGATCTTGTTGAACTCGTCGTCGAAATCAGTGCTCGCAGTTTCGGTGGTCATGCTGTAGCTCCTACTCGGTTAAAGAAAAACGCGGTGTCGTGAGGGCGTCGTAAACACGATCGAGCGCGAGAAGCTCCCCCCGCCACCGCTCGAACTCTTCGCTCGGAACAGTCCGAACCCGCGCGAAAAGGTGTTCGCGCTCAGCATCGACGAACGCCCGAAACGTCTCGGCGAGCGGCTGGCCTTTCGCGGCACTGAGCGTCGCCGCAAGATCACGCCGCCTGCTCCGCAGATCCTTGCTGTTCATCAGCATCTCCTTTCATTGCTTCGAGTAGAGCGTTGAACACGTCTACCGACACCGACGCCCCGAGGCTGTCCGCCTTCGCTGCCTTCTCGAGCGCGCTCGAGATCAACTCGCGCACCTGGGCCGCAGCGAGATCTCGCGCCTGCTGCATCTGCTCCGCTACCACAGCTTCACTCTGCGCCATCTTCTGCTTAACAACGTCGTCGTCCTCGAGCAGTTCGTTGACGTCGAGGTCACGGGCCTTCATGCGAGCCTCGAGGAACTCCCGCCCCTTCAGGAACACACGCTCCTCCGGTTGCAACGTCGTCGCGAGGTAGTCGAGAGACTGCGCTCGCACCTCTTTCGCGATCAGCGACGTCGACCCACGCGCGACAGGTTGGAAGTCGCCCTTGATGGAGTCGTCGGGGTTGAACTGCATGTTCCAGTCGATGAGCGACTGCACGAAGCTCAGCGTGAAGCGGTCGAACCCCCGCACCGTGTTTCGGATCGGCAACGCCGCCGCCCCGAACAGCATGCTCGCTGTGCCCATTGTGCGGAGGGCTTCGGACCCGCCCTTGGTCGGATCTCCAAGTGCCGGCGGAGGCAGCGACACCTCTTGGTCGCCGAGCTCGGTGAACGCCTGGATGACGGCGAGAAGCTCGTTGATGTGCCCGTTGACGTTGATGTTCTCGACCGCCGGCAGCCCCGGGCTCGTCGGGTCTTCCTCGTCTTGGTACCAGATTTTGTTCGCGTGGATGTCGTAGTTGTGGCCTGGGGTGAGCAGGTACGTCCGGATCAGCAACTGTACCCCGGAGACCACACTGCAGTTGTTGATGAGCATGCGAGTGGCATCGCACACAGTCAACTGCGTATCTCGGACGATATGCGCCACGCCAACACCAGCGAGGTTGATGTCGTCTTCTTCGTAGATGAAAATGTGCAGTGGACGCCGACGCGTCGCGACTGGGTTGACGATAGCCTTGATGACGGTCGAGTCGATTAGCCACACGCAGGCTTCGTGCTCCTTGGACAGCTCCGAGTCGGGGATAACCGCCCCCGCTGCCTTCAAGAAGTGACCGGACACATGCCCCCACCACTGGATGACCTCGTACTTGCGGCTCATCAATTTAGTGACGTTCTTCCGGTCGCCTCGCGACTGAAGCTCGATCTCCCAATCTTCAGGCTTGTAGTTGCCGGACGAGTGTGTCTCCAGCCACTCGAGAACGTTATCCCGAATGAAGTCTTCCCGGTCCGCGAGCGCCCGCAACTTGCTGCGCGACATGACGCGGCGCAAGAAGTAACCGTCCTGCATCTCGATCGTGCGCGCGGAGAGGTCCGGGTACCACTCCCACACGGAGACGTTCTCGTAGAACGGAACGCGCTTCTTCTGTTCGATGGCGGTGAACCGCCCCGTGATCCGGTCCTTCTGCCACACGCGCGTCTTCTGCGTCTTGACGAACGGACCCTCGAGCAGCCCGGTGCCGTACAACGCGCCGGAGAAAACGACCCGCGTCGCGAGCGAGACATAGTCCATCTCAGAAAGCTGGTCCTCGATCACTTTCGACATCCGACCGGCTTTCTTCTGAGCGAATGCCTTGACGGCTTTCTCGATGAGCTCCGACGCCTGCATCTCGGTGAGCTGGTCCGAGAGCTTCCCTTCCATCTCGAGCTCGGTCATGACCGTCTGCGTGTCAGCCGCGCTCATGTCGGGGATCGGGCTCGAGTCGACCGCCCAGTTCTTCTCCGTCTGCGGGAACAGCATCTCCATCAGGCGAGCGACGGTGCCGATGACGTAGCGCCGCGTGAGCTTCGGGTACGCCGTTGTCGAGTCCGCCGGGAGTTTGACTTCAGGGTCGTAGACCCCCCGGAACTGACGCATATCACGCAACCAACGCTCCTCGAGATGCTTGCGGTCCTTCTTGTAGTCGCCGAACATCGACGAGAAGTGCATCCCGAATTCCTTCAGCTTGTCCTTGTCCAGCATGGCGGGGTCGATCATTGTTATCTCCTAAGCGGTCGGTACATCGACGCTCGCTGTGCTGACATGGCGGCGCGCTCGGCGCTCTCTTTCTTGTGCTCTCCTTCATCCACCCCGCGCTCGAAATACATATCGCCGTACTGGCTTGCTTCGCAGACGTGGCTGAAGATGTCCTTCTTCGGGGACGACGCGGCCTCCCCTTTGCGGTTGATCTCGTACCTGTAGCGCCCGCCGAGGCCGCGTTTGAGGTAGCTGCACTTCGGGTCGACGAGATACGCCGGCCCCATCTCCGTGATGCGGCTCAAGAACGAGTCCGTGGCGCCGACGCGGTAGACTGGCGAGTTGCTGTGGGCGAACCGCACTCGCTTGAACCCGGCGTCCTTGAAGATATCGACGCAGGACCGCTCGTCCGTCTGAGCGCGCTCCTTACCGGCGGGGTCGCCCGTGACAAAGTGCCTGAACCCGTCGTACTTGTTGCGCATCAGCGGCTTCAGCCGCTCTTTGATAGCGCGCTTGAGTCCCATCTCCTCGGTCACGATCTCATCGAGCGTCAGCACGCGGCCGAACGTATCCTGCTGCTTCAGCGTCATCGCGGGCGTCAGCCCGAAGTCCGCCGAGATTACGAGGAGCAGGTTCTTGTTCGGAATCAGCTCGTCCTTCGCGACGTGCAGGTCGGGGTCGAACGTCGGGTGCACCGGCTTCCCACCCGTGGATTTGCCGAACTTGCCGTGCACGTACACGTTGATGAACTCTTTCTTCTTGCCTTTCGCGAGGTTGGTGTAATACCCCGGCGGCAAGTGGTCGATGTTCTCCGCCTCAGAGGACAGCCCGCTCGGTTGGATGTACGCCTCCCACCCGTTGTCGCCGGGGAGGCCGGTGTCCGGATCCTGACCGGACAGCAAGTGGTACCAATACTCCTCCTCCGTCGGAGGGTTCGTGTCGGCCCAGATCCCCGCCCAAGTCGCGCCGATGTCGTCGCGTCTCGACGGGTAGCGGTCGATCCGGCCGTCCAGCGCGTCAACGATAGGGCGAACGATCTCGCGGCACTCGTTGAGGTACGCTCCCGTCAGCTCGAGCGACAGGAGGTTCTTGACGTCGTCTTCGTCGTCGAGCGCTCGGAACAACACCTCCGCGCGCACATCCTGATACTCGATGTAGTAGGTCTTCCCGGTCTCCTTCCAGTGCCCGATCGAGCCGTTCGGGAACCACTCGAACCACGTCTTCATCGTCGTGTCGCGGAGCTGCGGCATCGTGTTACGCACGATCGCCCATCGCGACCGGCGGTACCCGTCCTTCCCGCGGCGCTGCATGCTCGCGCGACGAGGGACCTCTACCACGCATCCGGACGACTTTCCCGAGCCGAACGGACCCATGATGACCCGCCGCCGGGCGTTCGAGAGCAGGAACTTCTCGACCGTCGGCGGGGGCTTGTAGAGCTGGACGTCAGGTGCGCTCATCAGTCGGGCGACTTTGTGTGCGACGAGTTGTAGAAGAGCCAGTATTTCGGTAGAGGCTCGTAGAACGGCGTCGGGCTCAACGGCTGGCGCCAGATGTCGCGCCATGCGGGGTACTCGTGCTCAACGGGCTTCGGGGCCGTTGCGGGCGCTCCGCCGCAGGCGCATCCGTCTTCAAGCTGCAGAATCATGCGTTCGAGGTCCGCGACGAGGATGCCGAGCACCACGTCCTCACTGCGCTCCTTCTCGGCGTCGAACCGCGGCATGAGCTCCGCGATGTACCGCCTCTTGAACTCGCTCGCTTTCATGCCAGCTCTCCCGCCGCCAGTTTGTTGATCGCCGCCCGCGCCGTCGCGCCCTTGGCGATGTGTATGCACACGGCCGTGTGGTATTCCCTGAACCGCTCCACCGGCACCTCCGCGATGTCGGCCGCGAACTGCTCGACCGTGTAGTCCGCCTTGACCGCATCGAGGATCTCTTCGAACGTCTTGTCGTCTTGTTCGTTGCTCACAGGACCTACCTCCTATCGTTTGAACGCACCCGCGATCGTCGGCGCGATCTTCTCCGCCGTGCGCCCGATCACGTACCCCCCGAGCCCCAGCTCCACGATGCTCCAGAGCTGCAGCACCTCCGCCTCGCCGATCCCCGGCGCCGACCACCCGAGCCACCGCGCGACGATGAGCGCCGTGAACACGAGCATGGTGATCGGGCGCCAACTCTGCGCGAGCCACGACTCGCTCTTCGCCTCCGCGGTGATGATCTCCGCCCGCGCCGCGAGCTCGCGCAGCTCCCCCTCCTGCATCATCTTGAGCAGCTCCGCCCGCGCCGCGTCCTTCGCGCCCTCGTCGGGCAGCAGGCGGTCGATCAGCTTCGTTCCGACTCCGAGCAGCGCTTCGACGGGGAGCATGCTCTACCCCCTCCGCAGTGCATCGGCGATGCGCTTCGCACGCTCGGGGGTGTCTTCCTTCGCCCACTTCGAGTCGAGGGCGTGGTCCGCCGCAGCTTCCCAGTCGCCCTGTGCGATCGCAGCCCGCATTCGAGCAAACGTCGATAGCCGCGCCCGCCCGAGCTGGAACGCCATGTTCACCAAGGCTGCCTTGCGCACGTCGGTGAAGTCGACCCGGGAGCTGAAGTCGGGGAACAGCAAGATGGCGTCGGCGACTGCGTCCGCAAGGTCTTCTTCGAGCATCAGCTCGGACACCGCCTTCGAGATGCCCTTGTCCTCGATGTTATGCCCGACGCCGATCGTGAACTTACCGGCCGTGCAACTATAGAGCTGGAGTCGCTCGCCTTCGTCGAACCTCAGTTGCGCTTTCGCCCTGTCTCTCCATGTCGTCATGCGCGTTCTCCTTCGATCGTCACACCGTTCGTGATCGCCTGCGGGGGCGCCCCAGAGAACACGATCTGGAAGTTGAATCCGCTCCCGCTGGCGCCGTCGTCCTTCTTCGCGGGGGGCTCGAGGCCACCCATCTTCGCTGTCCACTTGATAAGGTCCGCGCGCACCGCAGGCGGCGCTTCCGGGTCGGTCGCCATCAGGTACGAGTGGTCGAGCAAATCCTCCGCCTGCACTTTAGCCTTGGCGCGAAACTTGTGGCCGTTCTCGTCGATCTCGCGTTTGAAGCGGCGCAGCGTGTCTTGGAACAGCGGCAGCAGGAGCAGCTCTTGGGCATCCTCCGGCTCCACACCGTAGCGCAGGAACACGTCTTTCGGGGGGTCGAGCTCCATCGCCAGATCCCAGGCAAGCCGCAGATCGAACGGGGCCTTGTCTTGGTCCGTGAGCGAGAACCCCTGGGGCGCACGCATGCCGTAGCGCTTCTCCGCGAACGAGGTCGGGAGGCGGGCGAGGGGGCGGGTGTCTTCGATCGAGGTATCCATGCCCGAAGTTTACACGGTTTCGGGGAGGGGCGCTAGAGTGCGTAAGAAAGCTTACAGTTACTGGAGCCCGAGGAGGGAATTGAACCCCCGACCCGCTGCTTACAAGGCAGCCGCTCTCCCGGCTGAGCTACTCGGGCGAAACTGGTAGCGGGGGTGGGACTCGAACCCACGACGCACGGGATATGAGCCCGCTGTTCTGCCGACTGAACTACCCCGCAATTCTGGTGCCCGGCCAGGGATTCGAACCCCGAACATTCGGTTTCTAAGACCGACGCGTCTGCCAGTTGCGCCAGCCGGGCTGCTATGTCTTACCAAGACCTTTAGGGGTGACCGACGAGATTCGAACTCGTGTCGTCGGGGTCACAACCCGAAGTCTTAACCGCTAGACGACGGCCACACCTAAAAGTCCGGGTGCAGTGCGTCGATGTCGTGTGGTCTGGGCGGCAGGATTCGAACCTGCGACCTCTCGGTTCCAAGCCGAGAGCTCTGACCTGACTGAGCTACGCCCAGTGCTTTTCGGTCGCGGTGCAGGGTCCATCATGCCTCCGAGAGTGTTGGGTCGCCGCCGAATACGCCGTAACGTCGGGTTCCTTGCGGAACGCGGGGGAAGGCGTAGTCGACAGCGAAGTCGCATTATAGGCGAAGCGCGCGGGGCGGTCAAGGGGCTAAGCTGGAAGTATAGGGCGAAGTATATGGAGGGCTGGCGCGAATTCGCGATTCGAGAACCTCGAACTAAGTAAAAATTTTTACAGAGGCCGAAATTGACCCGGCTATCTGCGTGAGGGGGTACCTGCACGACCGCTTCGCCCCCCGCGTTTGCCCCCATCCCCCGGTGCCCCTCGCCGCGAAATAAATTCGCACCCTAGCGGCGGAGCTGCCGGGCCTCGGCGCCTGCCTCGTCGACCCTGCTGCGGAGCGCGCGAGGGAGCGTTGCGGCGGAGAATGGTGCCAGTCGGCGGGGGGATAGTATGAAGTGCGCCGGGTGTAGTATGAAATCGGCGCGGACGTCAGGCGTGGTACACCAGGGAAAGGGGATAGATAGATAGATTAGAAGTAGAAAAGTAAGTATGGTCTACATCCTGAACTCGCAGGGTGTGAGGGAGAAAAAGGCGCGTGAATTAATTGCTGCGCGCGTCGCCTCGAAGCCTCTAAGAATGTAGCCTTCCAACTTTCACCGTGCTTTTCGTCTTTTTCGTGTTTTCGCCTGTAGATTCAACGCGTTGCCGTAGTATGATTCTGCGCTCCCTCGCAGCCACAATACTATTCCGCTCCGCTCGCCATACTATCCTGCGCCTGTGTGTCGAAATCCCGACAATGCGTCGAAACCTCGTCAATTCACACTATTCCCAGTCGCGTCAATGAGTTACCTAATTCAACGCTCGCCAGACGATTAAATGCCGTCGAAACCTCGACAATTACCGTCTGAGCGCACCGAATTACCGCGCCGGCCGCTCGACCGTAAATACGGGGCGCATAAAGGAATTTCGCCCGCGACGCCTTTATGCAATAGCTGGCACGTATTCTGCGTGCGTCTCGGGTACCTCAACCCTGCCCGTTTACCGGGCGCCACTACAAAGGAACCAAACCATGCACGCCATCATCCGGTTTTACGTCGGGCACGAATCCAAAGTCGGCGCCACGCGGCAGCAAGTCGCGGGCGCGATCGATCGCCTCGCGGCAGCATGCGCGATCACGTGGGGGGGATGCACGCGCACCATCGGTCGCGGGACGTTCCTCGGCAACCTGGGCACGTATCACGAGGACTGTACCATCGTGGAAACGCTCGCCGAGGTGAAGTGCGAACGGGATCGACTCGACGTGCGCCAGACATCGCGTGCGCTCGCTCGCGAATGCGCCAAGGACGCCGGGCAGGAAAGCGTCCTTGTGACGGTCCAGCCGGTTGACGCCGAATTCGTGAGTGCCGACTAGGATCGCGGCCGGAGTGCATGCCTGTGCGTGCACTCTCACGGCGAGCCTACGCCGATAACCCTATAAAGGACCTCGAACAATGGCACACAATCTCGACTTTTCGAAGGGCCAAGCCGCGATCGCCT